CAGATACATCTATTTTAGAATTATCTTGTTTAGATGCGGCATCTAGAGCAGTTTGTGTAGCATCTTTACTAATAGGTCCAGAAGGAACAGGATTATTAAAAAAATTATTTTGAAGATCACTTTGTACATTATGAATAAAATTAGCAAGAACTTGATTTTGTTTAGATAAAGCAAGCTCTAGAGCATTTATTTTATTATTACAAAAATAAATCACTAAAGTAGAAATTAGCAAAGTAAAAACAATAGATAATATTAAAGTTGGACTAATAGAAAAAAAATTAAATAAAGAGGTCATTATTATAAAACAAAACATATATTTTAAATATTAATTAAACGTATTGTTATATAGATAATTTATTAATAATTTTAGAAGCATAATTAATGATAATATCTGGATAATCTAAATCTTTTAATACTTTAACTCCTCCTTTAATATCAGAAATGCCATTATCTAACTTATAAATATATTTAAAATTATTTTTTTCAGAAACTATTTTCATATGATAATTTGCAAAGTTGCTATTAGTTTTTAATTTTTTACATAAATCTAAGAAATGTGTAGTAATCATAAATTTAATATTAGAAAAATTATTAAGATAGGATAAAAATGCTACAGCACTACCAATAGCTTCGTATGGATTGGTACCAGAATATAATTCATCAAAAATACAAAAGTGTCTAAAATTATTATTTTTAATTTGATCTAAAATATTTTTACAACGTCTAGCTTCTGCTTGAAATAAACTATCTCTACCAGAAGTATCAGGTATATTAATATAACAATGTATAAAATCAAAAGGTTTAAAATTGGCTTTATCAAAAAATCCAAATCCAATTTGCTGTGAAATTAAAATATTAAAAATAGTAGTTTTAAGAATAGTAGTTTTACCAGCAGCATTAGGTCCAGTAATAAGAGCATGTTTTTCTAGATTATATGAATTTTTGATAGGATTTTTAATAGCTGGAAAATAAGCATTTTTAAAAATAGATTTTTTATTTTTAAAATAAGTTTTATTAATAGACATTAATTTTTGATTATTTTTAAATCCAATAATATTTTCGAGATATCCATTAAATCCAAAAGAATATTTTAAAGAAGAAATATATACTTTATTATTATAAAGTTGATAAAAACATTTCATAATATGACCAAGTTCATAAAATTTGGAAATAGATATTTTATATGGGGATATAGAAAGAAGATCATTATAAAATATTAATAATGAATTTTTATGATGATTACATTTATCAATAAACGGAGTATAAGTTTTAAGAGATTTAAATTTAGTTTCGAATAGTTCCATATTATTAAGTGTAATTTGAATATAGTTTTTAATAATAAAAAGTTGATTATGAATAGTAGATATATTAGAAAAGAACTTAATACAAGTTAAAATATTTTGATATATTTGTAATATATAAAAAAATAAAGAAACAAAAATATATATACGTTTATCCCAAGAGGCTTCTCCAAGTTGAAATAACTGTCCAATATGATGTTTAGATAATATTTTTTGTAAAAGATTAAAATATACAGAAATAGTTAAACTAATACCTTGCAATTTAAGAATAAAGAATGGAAAAATAAGCATAATAATGGGTAATGCTAAAGATAAAACAGGAGATGCCATATTATAGACACTCCAGAATTGTAAAAATGATGAATTATTATTAAAATTTTTAAATATAGGCCAATCAATATATTGATATTTTTCAATAAAAGAATCATTATCATTTTCAATTTGTTTCCATATATCAATAATATTATCATGTTTAAAATCTATATTAATATCGTTAAAGTGGTTAGAAGAAATAAGTTTTTGAGTATCTTTTAAAAATGAAACATCTGAAGTATAATATTTATTCCATAAAGAGATATTATTACTAGCAAAAGAAGATTTAGGATCAAAAACAATTCTGTATAAAGAAGGAACATCAGAAGTATCTTCTAGTTCTAAATCATTAGTAATATGATTAGAAATTTCTTGCTTATTTTTAAGATAATAAATAGGTAATTGAAATTCATGTTCTATTTCCATCATAATAATAAGATAGAAATAGATAAAAATAATTAAACGTAATTAGGGTGCAAAAGTGGTAGGAAGTTCATCAATTTGTGTAGAATAATGTTGTTCAATTTCTCTGAGTTTTTTAATATCACGACGAGTTACAAAGTTAATTCCCATACCTTTACGACCCCAACGTCCACTTCTTCCGATACGATGTAAATAAGTATGTACACACTTGGGAATATCAAAATTAATAACGGTACTAACTTGTTGAATATCAATACCTCTAGCAGTAACATTAGATGAAATAAGAACACGAGAAGAACCATTAAGAAAATCATTAAAACTTTTGATTCTTTCGCCTTTTTCCATTTGACTATGAATTTGGCAAACAGGAAAATTATCTTGTATCATAGCATCATATAAATCTTGCACTCTTTTAGTACTATTACAATAAATAATAGATTGAGTAAGAGAAATAGCACCAAAAATATCTTTTAATGTATCATATTTTTGATCATCACTTTCTAAGGCAACATAATATTGTTGAATACCTTCGAGTGTTAATTGTTCAGCCTTTACAAGAACTTTAACAGGATTTCTCATAAATTTTGAAGTTAGAGCATCAACTTCATTTGGGATAGTAGCACTAAAAAGTGCTACTTGAACATTACTGGATAAATACTGAAATATATTATATATTTGCTCTTTAAAACCTTGTGAAAGCATTTCATCAGCTTCATCAAGAACAATAAGATTTACATCATCAGAAAGAAGTTTTTTTCGTCTTAACATATCATGAACTCGTCCAGGACATCCAATAATAACTTGGGGTGGATTAGAGCGTAAATTTTCAATGTCACTATCTGTAGAAGTTCCACCAACTAATAATTGAATAGTTAAATTTTTAAATTGACTACCAAGAGCTTTAACTACTTTAAAAGTTTGAATAGATAATTCACGAGTAGGAGATAATATCATAGCTTGAGTTTTATTAGATGATACATCAATATGTTCTAGAGTTCCAATAGAAAAACAGGCAGTTTTTCCAGTACCAGATTGTGCTTGTGCAATTAAATCTTTTTTATCAAACATAGGAGAAATAGCTTTTTTTTGAATAGGACTAGGTGCTTCAAATCCATATGCATATATACCACGTAATAATTCTGGTTTACACTCTAAATCATCCCAAGTATGAATTATTTTAGGTATGTATTTATTTTGATTATCATTATTATCAGTAATATTGTCAGTTTTATTAATATTATCAGTCATAGTTAACATAATGTGACGAACTACGTTTAAGTTACTTATTATAGAAAATATAATATTAATATTAATAGATGGAAATAATATTATTAATATAATATTATATTAATAATTTATTTAATACCTAAAATAAAAACACCAATAGTTTGCCTGATAATATTTAATAAAAAATTGATATAAATGTTACTATAAAATATTACTATATAATATTATTATGTCTTCTGGAACAGTGATGCAATATACAGATGAGGATATTACCCAAATAATGTTTGAAGGTTTTAATTATACATTAGAACAGTCAGTAATTGATAATATTCAAAAAATTGCTAATGAAGTTGGAGCTCCAGAATATATAAGAACTCCTCAGTTTGTAAAACAAAATACAAATTCTATGATTGATAAAAAGAAAAAATTTAAAAAATATCAATCAGAAATATTAGATGAAGATTGGGAAACAATAAGAAATTATCAAACTACAGAAATAAAAAAGAAAGAAGGTATTGATAAATCTTTGGATATAATTAGAAAACATATTAATAAAATATCTGATAAAACTTATAGAACATTAACAGATAAAATATTTGATGAAATAAATGATATTTTAGGTGAAGGGGAACCATCTCCAGAATTGTTAGTAGAATTAAATAAAGTAGGAGAAGCGATTTTTAGTATTGCAAGTAGTAATATCTTTTATTCAGCATTGTATGCAGAATTATATAATGAATTAATGACAAAATATAGTTTTATGAAAACAATTTTCAGACAAAATTATGATGAATTTATTACAATATTTAATAATTTTGAGACATGTGATCCAAATGAAGATTATGATAAATTTTGTGAAATAAATAAAAATAATGAGAAGAGACGAGCAATGAGTTTATTCTATGTAAATTTAATGAAAAAAAATGTAGTATCAGTATCATCAATTAGTAAAATTTTACTAGAATTACAAAATAATATCATTAAATTAGTAGATGAAGAAAATAAAAAAGCAATAATTGAAGAATTATCAGAAGTAGTATTTTTATTAGTTTCTACTGGAAAAGATGAATTTAAAATGGATAATGAATGGAATAAAATAGTAGATAATATTACTACTATTTCAAAAATTAAAATTAAAACTAGACCGAGTATATCTAATAAAACAATCTTTAAACATATGGATCTAATTGATGAAATAGAAAAGAATTAAAGAATAATGAACACTAATTAATAATATGACTAAAGTATCATTAATTACAGGTATAACAGGACAAGATGGTTCATACTTAGCAGAATTATTATTAGATAAAAATTATGAAGTTTGGGGAATGATACGTCGTGCATCAGATATTAATACTAAGCGTATAGAACATTTATATAATAATAAGAAGTTATATATCAAATATGGTGATATGACAGATGGTGCTAATTTTTTAAATTTATTATTTCAAATTAAAGAAAAATATGGTAATAATCTTGAAGTATTAGAAATATATAATTTAGCTGCAATGAGTCATGTTAAAGTATCATTTGAAATGCCAGAATATACAACTCAAACAGATGGTGTAGGAGTTTTAAAAATATTAGAGGCAATAAGAGTATCTGGAATAAAAGAAAAAACTCGTTTTTATCAAGCTTCAACTTCAGAAATGTATGGCAAAGTTCAAGAAGTACCACAAAAAGAAACAACTCCATTTTATCCTAGATCTCCTTATGGAATTTCAAAATTATATGCATATTGGATAACAAAAAACTATAGAGAAGCTTATAATATGTATACAGTAAATGGAATATTATTTAATCATGAAAGTCCAAGAAGAGGACCAACCTTTGTAACTAGAAAAATAACGCGTGGTTTAAAGATGATTTTAAATGGAGAAAGAGAAAAATTAGAATTAGGTAATTTATATTCAAAGAGAGATTGGGGTCATGCAAAAGATTATGTTGAAGGAATGTGGAGAATGTTACAAAGTGATAATCCAGATGATTATATTTTAAGTACAAATGAATTTCATTCGGTTAAAGAATTTGTTGAAAAAGCTTTTGGATTAAGAGGATTTAATATTTGTTGGAAAGGTGATAAAGAAAATGAAATAGGATATGATAAAAAAACAGATAGAGTTTTAATTACAGTAAATCCTATATATTATCGTCCAGCTGAAGTAGAAGAATTAATAGGTGATTCTTCAAAGGCTAGAAATCTTTTAGGATGGAAAACAAATTATTCATTTGATGACTTAGTAAAAGAAATGGTAGATCATGATTGTCCATTATAATTAATTAATATTATACTTTTTTAGAAATATTAATTAAATACAGTATACTATATATATATAGTATATGAATAATCTAGATTATAATATTAAAGAAAAGATAAATAATGAAAATAATATAGATATTAATGAATTAATAAAAGAAATAGATGAACAACATGAAGAATTAATACAAAAATTAAATAATGATGACAACTATGATAATTATTATGCATTACAAATTTATTATAAAACAAATTATAACATTAAAACATTAGCGTATATTTTAGATTATTATAAAATTAATAAACATAAATTACGTAAAGATGAAATGATTCAGTTAATAGCAATGTATGAAAATGATAAAAATAATATAGAAATTGTAGAGAGGAGACGTAGATTATGGGAAAATTTTAAAGAATTAAATAATGATTCTTTTTTTTCAAAATTTATAATTTTTGATATAGCTAATTAATACCATCTCCACCAAGAAGAATGTCGTCGTCCCCCACAACCATCACAATCAGAAGCAAACCAGCAATCATTATTACCCCATCCAGGATATTGACAACCCCAACCATCTCCAGTATTAACACAACCATTTCTACAATTATAGCTAGCAATATAAGGATCTGGATTGGAAACAACAACAACTGGTTGCGAATATCTCCATCCTCTACCCCAACCAGTACCACCACCCCAATTCCAGCCGCGTCCTCTACGCCCCCATCCTCTACCATGTCGGCTACCAGGTCCATGCGGGTGTCCTCTACCACCATGTCCATCATGAGCTTCTATAACGTCTACCTTAAATGTTGACAATATTACAATGGCTATAATAATAGCAATAATTAAACCAAATATTTCCTTCATATAAATTATATATAGAAATAAAATTGAATTAGATATAATTTATCAATTATATCTAAAAATGGAAGACTGGAAACTTTTAACATTTAATGTATTTGATAAGAATAATTCAGAAAATGATGAAGATAATTGGGAGAAAAAATCAACTAAAGAATTTATTATTCAAATGTTTGGAATAAATGAAAAAGGTGAAACAGTATCGATATATATTGAAGGATATTCACCATTCTTCTATATTAAAGTACCTGATAATTGGAAAGATTCTCACAGATGTGGAATAATTAATCAAATAAGAGAAGAATTAGGTTATTATTCAGAAAGTATAATAAATCATAAATTTGTTGAACAAAAAACATTGTATGGATTTGATGGTGGAAAAAATTATAAATTTATATTAATCGAATTTCGTTGCGAATCATCTATGAAAAAAGCAAAAAATTTGTGGTATTCTTATAATAGTAAAAAAGAACGATTTTTGGATGTATATGAATATGGTCCTGATAAAACATATTTATATGAAGCAAATATTCCTCCTTTACTACGAATGTTTCATATAAAAGAAATTAGTCCTTCAGGATGGATTTCATTACCTTTAAAAAATGTAACTAAACATAAACAACATACAACTAGTTGTACATATGAGTATACAATTAACTATAATAATATTGTTAGTTTACCAAATAAAGAAACTAGTGTTCCTTACAAGATATGTAGTTATGATATTGAAGCTAGTAGTAGTCATGGAGATTTTCCACTTGCAAAAAAAGATTATAAAAAATTAGCAACAAATATTGTAGATATTTGGAATGATAATCAATTAAATAAATCAGACAATGAATATTTAAAAGATATAATATATACTGCATTTAATTTAACAGAAAATAAAGTTCCGAATGTTGATATTGTTTACCCAAAAACAGCAATGAATTCTAGTATGTTAGATTTACAATTTAAATTATTTGAGAAAATAGAACCTATTAGTTTAAAAAATGATATTGAACAAGATAATGAAACTAATAATTATTCAAGTGATGATGAATATGAGTGTGATGAAGGAACAAATGAACAAGATATAGAGGAAACAGGTAAATGGTTTTATAAAAAATCTATATCAAAAGCATATAGAAAAAAAGGTACTATTATAGATTTATTAAATGAAGAAAAAGTAGAACGTGATACAAAAATCATGGAAATAACTAAAGCTTGTAATAAAGTATTTCCTAAATTAGAAGGTGATATAGTAACATTTATTGGATCTACATTTTTAAAATATGGTGAAGATAAACCATATTTAAATCATTGTCTTGTTAAAGGAACTTGTAGTAATTTACCACAAATAGAAAATTCTAAAATTGAGTGTGTAGATACTGAAAAAGATTTATTATCTGCTTGGACAGATCTAATTCAAGAAGAAGATCCAGATATTATTATAGGATATAATATATTTGGTTTTGATTATAGTTTTATGTATGAACGAGCTAAAGAGTTAGGTTGTGTTAAAAAATTTTTAAAATTATCAAGAAATAAACAAGAGGTTTGTTTAAGTAAAAAATGGAATTGGAATACTAAACAAGAAGAATTTGGTTTAGAAAGTAATACTTTATGTATTGCTAGTGGTCAACATGATTTAAAATATGTTAAAATGAATGGTCGTTTACAAATAGATATGTATAATTTATTAAGACGTGATTATCAATTAATTAAATATAAATTAGATTATGTAGGTAGTTATTTTATTGGAGATTATGTTACTAATATAGAATATATTGATAATATTACAAAAATATATACTAAAAATTTAACTGGATTAGAAAATGGTAATTATATTACTATTGAAGAAGAAGCACATTCGGTTGATAATTATAAAAATGGTCAAAAATTTAAAGTAAATAATATAAATGAAAATGAAAGTTCATTTTGTCTGGATAGTATTGAAACACCTGATATGAAAAAAAAAGTTAGATGGGGATTGGCAAAAGACGATGTAACACCTCAGGATATTTTTAGAATGACAAATGAAGGTCCAGATGAAAGAGCCATAATTGCAAAATATTGTATTCAAGATTGTAATTTAGTTCATCATTTACTAAAAAAGATTGATGTTATTACTGGATTTGTTGAAATGGCTAGTTTATGTAGTGTTCCTATGGAGTTTTTAGTTATGAGAGGGCAAGGTATTAAACTAACTAGTTATATTGCAAAAAAATGTAGAGAAAAAAATACTTTAATGCCAGTAATTGAGAAAACTATGGATGATGAAGGTTATGAAGGTGCGATTGTATTACCGCCTAAATGTAAATTATATTTGGAAGAACCTGTTGCATGTGTAGACTATAGTTCTCTATATCCATCATCAATGATTAGTGAAAATATATCACATGATAGTAAAGTATTAACAAAAGAATATGATTTAGAAAATAATTTAATAAAAGAAGAAGGAGAAAAAGATAGTGATGGAAATTATATTTATGATAATTTACCAAACTATAAATACGTTGATATTAAATATGATACTTATAAATGGCAACGAAAAAATGATAATCCTAAAGCAGCTATGGAAAAAGTAATTAAAGGATATAAAATATGTAGATATGCACAATTTCCTGATGGTAAGGGTATTATGCCTGCTATTTTGGAAGAATTGCTTGCAGCTAGAAAAGCAACTAGAAAATTAATTCCACAACAAAAAGATGATTTTATGAAAAATGTATTAGATAAACGTCAATTAAGTATTAAAGTTACAGCAAATTCTATGTATGGTCAAACAGGTGCAAAAACTAGTACATTTTATGAAAAAGATTGTGCTGCATCAACTACTGCAATTGGTAGAAAATTATTAACATATGCTCAACGTGTAATTGAAGAAGCATATGATAATATTGAAGTTGAAACACAACATGGTATAATTATTGTAAAAGCAGAATATGTTTATGGTGATACTGATTCTGTATTCTTTAAATTTAATCCAAAAGAATTAGATGGAACAAAAATTATTGGACAAAAAGCTCTAGAAATTACAATTGAGTTAGCTAAAAAAGCAGGTGAATTAGCTACTTTATTTTTAAAAAAGCCACATGACTTAGAATATGAAAAAACATTTTTACCATTTTGTTTATTATCAAAAAAACGATATGTAGGAATGTTATATGAAGATGATCCACATAAATGTAAAAGAAAATCCATGGGAATTGTTTTAAAACGACGAGATAATGCTCCTATAGTAAAAGATGTTTATGGTGGTGTAATAGATATTTTAATGAAAGATAAAAATGTAGAAAAAGCTGTAGAATTTACAAAACAATGTTTACAAGATATTATTGATGAAAAATATAGTATCGATAAATTAGTTATTACTAAATCTTTACGCTCTTATTATAAAAATCCTCAACAAATTGCACATAAAGTATTAGCTGATAGAATGGGTAAACGTGATCCAGGTAATAAACCAACTTCTGGTGATAGAATTGCATATGCATACGTTGAAAATCCTGATAAAAAAGCTCTTCAAGGAGAAAGAATTGAAACACCAGAATTTATTAAAGAAAATAATTTATCTATTAATTATGCATTTTATATTACCAATCAAATAATGAAGCCATTACAACAGGTATTTGGTTTAGTATTAGAAGATCTTCGTGATTTTAAAAAGAAAAAAGGTCATACATTACGAAAATGGAAAGAAGAATTGGAAGCACTTAGAGAAAAATATCCTGATATTGAAACTTACAGAAAAAAAGAAGAAGCGTTACGTAATAAAGAAGTGAAAGCTTTAATATTTGATAAATATCTTAAAGAAACTACAAAAAAATAATAAATATTTTAAATAATATTTAAAATAATAATTTATTTATAGAGTGGTTTGTTACCAATTATTTTTTATTGCTATAAAAATGCTTAAATAAAAAGTATCAATAATAATAAATGTCAAAATCCGTGTTAAATTTATTGAATGTAAATCTTCCAGATGAAAATGAAGAAATATGTGTTATTTGTCAACAAGGTTTAAGTTGTGCTCAGAAATATGAGCTGCCTGAATGTGGTCATAAGTTTCATACACATTGTATTGTTACATGGTTTAGACATCGCCCATCTAGCGAAGATGAAAGTGGTCCCGATGGAAGATGCCCTTGTTGCGGTAATACTGGTATTAATAATGTTGTGAATAAAAAATCTCAATATTATCGACAACGCGTCAGGCGTGCCATGAGTATACCTGAAAAAATTTTATTTAATGAGGCAAAAAAACAATCAAAAAAAAATCATGATATTAAAAAATTATTTGATAATTTTGAATTAGCACAAAATAAACTAAAAGATGTTCAAAAAGAAGTAAGAGATTATAAAAACACAATTAAAAATGTTCCTACAAATTTTCAAGAAACTAAAAATAATTTACATAAATTACGATCAAAAGCATGGGATGCAGAATTAAAAGTACGGGAAACTCGCCGAACAATATTATCTATACCAATAGTTCCTCTTATTATTCCAACACCAATAGATTTAAATTGTACCTAATAGTTTACATATACCATAAGTACTAGTACTCACCCACATTATATTAATTATTATTATTATTATTATTATTATTATTATTATTATTATTAGGTGTATTGGAAAATACATTTGGTATTATAAGACCAGGAGCAATACCAAAAGTATATTCCAAAGAAATATTACCAGAAGAGTCATAATTATTTCTATTAAATTGTTGTGCAACATCATTAGTAATCATTTGAGCAAAATTAGATATAAATCTATCATTACTATTTAAAAGTCTCATAGGATTAATAATATCCATAGTATTAATATTTGTACTATTAATATTTGTGTTACTAGTATTAGGACTATTATTAGAAGCATTATTAGAAGTATTATTTTCAGAAGTATTATTTTCAGAAGTATTATTTTCAGAAATATTATTTTCAGAAGTATTATTTTCAGAAGTATTATTTTCTTCTGGAGGAGGGATATCTCTAATATCATGTCTACACATTGGACAATAAACACTTGTTTCAAACCAGGAATTTAAAGCTGTTCTACAAAAATTGTGTCGACAATGTCTAATTTGTAAAATTTCATCATCATTTTGAAATTCTATTTGTAAAATAGGACATGATGTATTTAATGGATTCTGAATATCAGAAAATTTAATAATTTGAGTTGCATCACTAATTTGTTGTATAGTTGGTCTAACTACAACATTACTCTGGAAATCTTGTAAATTAAAGTTATTATTTCTCATCGCTAGTAAAGCCCACCTCCTATACTCATCTTCAAGTTGAGCGATATTATAATTATTATTATTATAATTATTATTATTATTATTATTATTATTATTATTATTATTATTATTATTATTACTATTATTATTATTATTATTAGTTCTTTGGAATATTCTTCTAACTGAAGCAGGATGTGGTGTATAATTGTTTTGATTACGTGTTAAATTTTGATAACGTCCATCTGGTCTAAATCGTACATGATTACTAGTAGGATGTGATTCTGCTCCACCAGAAGAATGATGATTATTATATAAATTATTTCTTGAATTAGCTGAAACATTATTAGTTACAATGTATGGATAATTATAAGGATATGTATTATTTAACATATTTTGTAATGTTCTTTCCTGATTTTCTAATATAGTAATCATTTGTCTAAATAGATTTCTAGAAGAAGAAATGTTAATAATATATTGATCAATAACTTGTTGATGAGTAATATTATTCATTTATATAATATAACTTTATAATGTGTTTAAATATAAAATATATAAATTATTTAGGATTTATCTATGGAAATAAATAAGATTTATTCAAAATATGCAAATAAAGGATTAACAGGTTTAGCTAATTGTGGTAATAGTTGTTATTTAAATGCATGTATGCAAATATTATCGCATACATATGAATTAAATGAATTACTAGAAAGAAATGATGGAGAATATAAGAAAAAAATTAATAAAATAGCTGATTCAGTTTTATTATTAGAATGGGATGATTTAAGAAAATTAATGTGGAGTGAAAATTGCACAATAGCACCAAATGGATTTGTTAAATCTGTTAGAAAAATAGCAGTAATAAAAGATAGAGATTTATTTTCAGGAAGTTCACAAAATGATGTTCAAGAATTTTTACTTTTTGTAATTGATTGTTTTCACAATGCTCTATCTCGTGAAGTAGATATGCAAATAACTGGTGAAGCAAAAAATAATAAAGATAAATTAGCTGAAACGTGTTATAAAATGATGCAAAATATGTATAAAAAAGAATTTTCAGAATTATTAGGAATATTTTATGGGATTCATGTAGCTGCTATTACTTCTAATAAAACTACACTTAGTATAACACCCGAACCATTTTCAATATTAAGTTTACCAATACCCGAAAAAGAAAACATATCTTTATATGACTGTATAGATTTGTATTGTGCTAAGGAATTTTTAACAGGTGATAGTGCTTGGTATAATAATAAAACAAAAAAATATGAAGATGTAAATAGAGGAATAGTATTCTGGAGTTTACCAGAAATTCTTATAATAGATTTAAAAAGATGGGATGAGAGAGGAAAAAAAATTTATAAAATAATAGATGCCCCTCTAAAAAATTTAAATTTATGTAAATACGTTAAAGGTTATAATTCAGAAACGTATATTTATGATTTATATGGAATATGTAATCATCATGGTGGATCATTGGGAGGACATTATACTGCATATATAAAAAATTCAAATAATAATTGGTATGAATTTAATGATACAATAGTCAATAGAATTAATGAAGAAAATGTAATAACATCAATGTCATATTGCTTCTTCTATCGGAAAAAAAAATAACAGATTAAATATATATAATGGATGTTAAGTTAGATTCGATTACTGGAGTACCTGATTATTCTTATTTAAATAATATTGCAACTAATCCAATTGTATTAATAATAGTAACTATTATATTAATAGGATATTATGTACTTTTTGCATCTTTAGGAGGAGGTCCAGGTAGTGATAATTTAAATAGTTCTAATAATGGTAACGGAATAATAATGTTAGAAATATTATTATGGGCTGTATTTGTAGTGTTAATTTTATTAAATGGTATGGCTTACATTTTTAATGTAGATATTACAGCTAGTATAAGAAATTTATTTACTGATACACCCGAAGTTGATATTATTGTTGATCCTACAAATTATGATGGTAAGAAAGAAGAAGAAATATCGGGAGATAAATTAACTAGAGATAAATTAAGTAAAGATAAATTAACTGGATATGAATTAATTGAAGATGAATTAATTGGAGATAAATTAACTGATTCAACTGTTCCAGAAATTAAAAGAGGAAAACAAGTATTTCATGTACCAAATAATTTGTATACTTATAGAGATAGTAAAGCTATTTGTAAAGCTTATGGAGCAAGATTAGCTAATTATAAAGAAATAGAAAATGCATACAGAGAAGGTGCGGATTGGTGTGGATATGGGTGGTCTGAAGATCAAATGGCATTATATCCAACACAGTATGAAAAATGGGAAAATTTACAAAAAATAAAGGGTCATAAACATGATTGTGGAAGACCTGGTGTAAATGGTGGATATATAGCAAATCCAAATGTACGTTTTGGTGTAAATTGTTATGGATACAAACCAGAAATTACACCAGAAGAGAGAGATTTAATGCAGAATACTTCTATCTATCCAAGAACCAAAAAGGAAATAGATTTTGAAAAAAAAGTAGATTATTGGCGAAATAAATTACCAGAGATTTTAATTTCTCCTTTTAATCATAATAATTGGAGTAAATATTAATCTAAATAATTATAAATCTAAATAATTATTAATTATAAATCTAAATAATTATTAATTATATAATTATTTAGATTTAATTAGATCGTGTTTATTCACTTACTTTAGAATTGGTAGGATCAGATGCAGGATCTGTAGGATCAGATGCAGGATCTGTAGGGTCAGATACAGAAGCTTCAAGCTGGGGTGGTTTAAACATTTTAATAGATTCCCATGCCTTACTAGCTTCTTCCATAGTAAATGCACCTCGTCTTTGTGCCTGATTTAGTAGAGCAATCATTACATTTAATGCTACATTTTGATCAGTAATATTAATTTCTGATAAAGGAACACCATTATTTGATTTAGAATCAGCAGTTTTATTATCTTCACTCATTATATATAATTTTAATAAACATATTTTTTTAAATGATTATTTGTAATGTATATATATTATTATAATTATCATTAATACACCGTAAAGTAATATACAATTTAATAATATTCTTTCACCATCACCATGATAAAAGTAATCTGTATAAATTTCAGTATCTATATTAGTATCTATATTAGTATCTATATTAGTATAAATATGAGTATCTACATTATTTTTAATTAATATAGTATTACATATGGGACAACAAGGTTTTTGTTGTATCCATTGATTTAAACAAGTATCATGTATATTAAAATTACAGGTGCATTCTCTTATAAAATTTGAAGGTAATAAATTTATACTATTAGCATTATTTTCTAGACAAATAATACATTCATTAGAAGAAGAAGATCTATTATTATTATATAATGGACTAAATTCATCTTTATTTGTTTGTATATTATGTTCAATAATCATAGAATATAATATATTATATTATCTCTTTTTTTTTGTACCCTTTTTAGTAGTAGTAGTTTTATTTTGTTTACGTGTTAATTTTGATTTAGAATATTTTTTATTATCATCAGCTAGAGCAATTAATTTATCAAATAAAGAATTTGAAATATAATCATTTTCATTATTCTTTGTTATATTATTTTTTTTTAATAAATTTTGTTGTAAATATAATAATCCAGCTGGAACAGCTAGATCTTGAAATAAACTAGATACATTACCACCAATTTGTTTATTAGATGTATTAAAAGTTCTAATAGGACTACAATTATTATTCATTAAACAAGAATCTATTGTATATGCTCCTGCTGTAATTATAGATTTATTACCTTTATTTTCTTTAATATAAACTAAATCTCTCTGATCTAACATATTATAATATATATATTTACTTCTTAAATTTAATTTTGATAAGTTCTTTTAATATCAGGAATGTATTTTATATCTCTTGACTCTTTAATATATTTCATTATAGCATCGACTTGTTCTTGTTTTCCAATACATTTAATTAAACAATCATGTACATATTTTAATGTTAAAGATTGAGTTTGACGAATAGAAGTAAATTGAAGTTTACCATCTGATATTTTAACAGTTGCATTTTCTAGATTTTTTTCATCTACATGTTGTAAAATATTATTACATATACTATTTTTATTTTCACGTAATTCTTTTAATTTATCATTTAACATTTTAATCTGATTATCTAATGTTACCCATTTTTGAATATTTTCTTCAAAAGACATATATGTAAATAATATAAATTATATCTAAATTATTTACAATTCATTATTTAAAATAAAAAGCATTTTTAGAACACTTACGCATTTTTAGAAAGCTTGCGGGCCTTTCTTTTCTGAGCAAGTTTCTGAAGACCAAAAAGTCCAAAAGGAAGAGCTGCAGTGGCTAAAGCAGAAGAACCACCATTACCATTTCTATAGCGCATAGTATTCTGGTTATGCTTATTTGAGCGGTTGTGGCGAGTGCCACCCTGCACACGACGTTTTGTATTCTTTCTCATATTATTATGGCGATTATTTCGGGAGCGAGTGCCACCCTGCACACGACGATTTGTATTGTTTCTCGTATTATTACGACGATTTGTATTGTTTCTCGTATTATTACGACGATTGTTTCTGCGACCACCAGTCTGATTACCATTCATTGGCAGATTGCTATTATTTGCATTATTTCCGGGCATTATATATACTAATTAAGAAAAAATTATATTGTTTTAATCAATGTTTTATTACGCAATAATAAAACGAATATTCCTAAATGTAAAAGAAAACTAATTATTACAAATATTAATGATAAATATATATATGGATTAATTTGAACTAAAATTAAATCAATTAATGGACTTAATAAATTTTTTAATTCTTCTTTAACATCATTTCTTTTTAAAATTAATAAACATTGGTTAATAATATTATCTTTCATATTACAATAATTTCCTAAAATATTTAATATAATTTTGCGTGTTATTATAATCTATATTTTCTTTATTTTAATTAATGCAGATATATACTACAGACAATAATAATTTTAATTTTGATGATTTAAGTTTAGGAGACCCACAACCAATTCAAGGAGGTTTAACATATTTTACACCGTTGTTAATAGATAATAAACCTATGTATATTCAATTACCTAAATGTGAAACAAAAATAGGTATAGCTAAAACAAAAAGAGGAAAATATTGTGATTTAAAATATGAAAGAGATACAGAATTACTATTAGGAAAATGGATAGAAAATTTAGAAGAAAAATGTCAAGATTTAATAAATAAAAAAAAAGATTTATGGTTTCAAACTGAGTTGACAAAAGAAGATATAGTAAATATGATGCAACCAGTTTGTAGATTATATAAATCAGGAACATATACACTAATACGTTGTTACATAGATGTAGGAAAAATTTCAGGTAAAGATGAATGTAAAATATATAATGAAAATAATATTGAGTTAGATAATTTAGAGCTTGATAGAGAGATAATACCTTTAGTATTAATTGATGGAATAAAATTTACTTCTAGAAGTTTTGAGATAAATATAAAATTAATGCAAATAATGGTACTTAATAAGATAATAAATAATGAACATGGTTGTTTAATTAAAAAAACAGATATAAAAGAAGAAAAATTGCAACCAGAAATTCCAATAAAATTAGATTTAAATACAAATAAGATTAAAATGGAACATAATAATCATGATAATAAAGATGATAATGATGATAATGATAATTATAATGATAATGATGATAATGATGATGATGATGAAAATGATAATAATGATAATGAAAATTTTCTTGATAAATTAGAAATTAATAATTTAGAAGAAAATCTTGATGTAGAACCAGAAAATTCAAATTTTAAAGAAAAAGAAAAAAATAGTTTAGAAGAAACTTTAGAATTAAATTCTGAAAATAAAATGAATTCTTTAGGTGAAAACAATAATTTTGGATTAGAAGAAGTAAATCTTGAACCAATTGATAGTGAAATAATTACATTAAAAAAACCAAATGAAGTATATTATGAAATATATAAAGCAGCTAGAAAAAAAGCCAAAAATATAAAAAATATGGCTGTAGCAGCCTATTTAGAAGCTAAAGACATAAAAACAAAATATATGTTGGACGATATTTCTGACAGTGATTCAGATAATGATAAAGATGGTGATGATGATGAATTAAATGATGCATAGATGAGTAGTTGTTTAGCAATATATTAATATATTTATTGAAAAATATTTTATCACACATTTTATATAATGAGTATGCTTAAAGACTTACAGAAGTATGTTAAAACCCATCATGTAATTGCTCTTCTAGGATTTTTAGTCCTAGTTATTGCTCTAGGTCAATATTCAAGTGGATTAGGTGGTTCAATGGATGGTATGAATAGCATGAATCGTGAAAATAGACAGCAGAGTGGTGGTATGCCTCGTGCTAATGCAAATCAAATGGGTGTAAATGATGCTGCCGCTGTTCCTGCAAATCCTGCTGGTCAAAATGAAGTATTTGCTTCTGCACAAGGAGTAACTACTTCATCTCAGGGATTGCCTCCATCGTGTGCGAAGGGTCCTACCAATACTCCCGATGATTTACTTCCAAGAGATGTAAATTCTGAATGGGGACGTTTAAATCCATCCAATAATAATGATCTTTCTGGTGTTAATTTATTAAAAGCTGGTTTTCATGCAGGTATAGATACAGTAGGTGGAACTCTACGTAATGCTAATTTACAAGTTCGTTCCGAACCACCAAATCCAGTTATTAAAGTAAGCCCTTGGATGAATAGCACTATTGAACCTGATTTAATGAGAGTACCTTTAGAATTAGGATGTGGTCCCCAATAATTACTTTAATTTATTAATTGTTTTCGAATAATATTTTATTCAAAAAGAATTATATAAACTAATGTCAAATGGTTATGTTAATATAGGAAGTGATCTAAATTTAAAAGATAATAAAAATATAAGTAAATCAGATTTATTATATAATACATTTTTTGCATTACCTTACACACCACCACCATTAGCTGAACAAAGTATAGTATATACTTTTCCTGAACACATACAATATTATCCAGTACAAGGTGAATTATATTTATCAATTCGTTATCAAATAATATTTATACTAATATATTTAATAATATGGTTTGTTATATCATATGAA